AGCTTGAAGTACACACGATTGTGGATGATTAACTGCTTAGTCACAGCCTTAACGGTGTGCTTTAAGTTAGCTTTTTTCTCAAAGCTAAACATCTCTAGTTTTTCTTGTGGTGTTAGCTTGTCAGTGGTAAGGTTAAACCCTCCACCAATTACAGCGTTGGTCTTAAAGTCCACAATTGCACCATGTAATGGCGAGCTGTAGTACATTTGATTAAGCATTTCAGGATAAAGGTTGCCCTCACCAAATCTCACCCATGATTCCTGAACGTATCTACCATTGATGTATGGCAGTGTCAAGTTGCCTCTTCCTACCGGGAGGAATGGGGTGCTAAATGATTGATACCCCTCCACCATTTCGGGGCCTTTTGGTTTGCTGTTAAATAGTCTTTCGTACCAAGCCATAGTTAGTCATATATTGATGTACCTGCAGGACCACTTACTACCATTCTACCCTCTTCAATAACTACTCCTGTAGTTTGTGCTATTGTAAGGGGCAAAACAAATGCAGTTGAGCTCTCATATACCTGGTAAACGTACTGACCTTTCAAGAGTGCAATATCTGTAGGCTCATCTAGAGTAAACAGGTTGTATCTTTCAGGGTAAGCACTCGTATCAGCAGATGTAAAGAGCTGTGGTGTGCTTGTGGTATTCATTTCATTGGTGAATACAAACAAATAATGTGGTGTACTAACCGTAGTGACCTCTGATAGAGTCAATACAAACTGATTAATAACACCTTGATCTAAGTATATCACACCTATATTAATTTAGGTTTGTCAAATGTTCATAAAAAAAGCCCCACCATGTGGCAGGGCTCTAATATAGAGAGGCAGGATTTTAAGGAGCAAGTAATGCTGATACGATAGCAGGATCTACCTCATATGCTAGGTACTCATTCTCAGCTACCAAAGTAACTGAATACTTAGAACCATCTGCACGAGCTGTTCCTGAGCCCTCAGCAGTTGCAGATACCTGTAAGTATGGGAAGTACCAATACTTACCGTTAGCATCAAGTACGATAGCTACTAAGTACTGTTGTCCTGCACCTAAGATTTTGATAGCACGAGACTTGGCAGCCTCACGTCTATGAAATACTAAGTTGATTGTTTGAGTCACAAAAGAGCTACCATTTACTAGGTCAATGGTTGAGTCCTCTGTATAGTTAGATGTGTTGCGACGAACATAGTAGTTTTCAAATAGTACAGGAGGAGCCTGAAGAGTGATTGCTGTTATTGTCCAACCCGCACCCGCTGATGGGTCTGCAGGAGTGATAGACAAAATCTCATCTTGTTGGTTAATCCAAATACCATAAATACCACCACTATTATTTTCGCAACCTTTTACGATTGCTTCTAATGCTTGACAAGCCATTGTGTTAAAGTATTAAAGAGCCCCCATCACTGAGGGCTCATGGTTATTTATTAATTGTAGAAATAGATATCAGATGGGTTCACGAAGTTGAATCCAACTTTCATGTTAGCACGAGTTCTGATATAAGGCTCAGCTACAGTATCAGCTAAGTTAACTGCACGTAGGTCAGAGCTATCACCCTCAGCATCGAATGCGTAGATAAGGTTGTCTTTCAAAGTGATAACAAATTTGTTATTGCTCATTCCCGGGCAGATAACTATTTTGATACCTAAGTAAGTCAAAGATAAATCTTGAGTGATGTATGCTTGAGTGTTACCTGAAGCAACTCCTAATCGGTACATATTAACTAACTGAGTAGGCATAAAGATACGCAAGTCAGATGTACGAGTAGCAATAGTAGCAGGAAGTGCAGATAAAGCAGCAGATAAAGCAAGCTCTAATGCAGCAAAGTTAGCGATTGCAGGAGCAGTAGCAGGATTGATAACATTCACATCAAGACCTAATACTTTCTCATAACCGTCACACAAAGCAAGTGTTGGGTTTAATGAAGCTGTATCACCTTGCCAACGGATTAACTCGATGTTACCATTGATTTTGTTAGCCATCTCACCCCAATAGAAAGACATGAAAGATGCAACAGAGAAATCTCCGTTAGATCCTTGGCTCATTTGAAGAGATAAGAAAGATTGCTCTAAGTCAAACTGACAAATTTGAGCCATTGCAGACAATGCACAAACGTCAATCTCTTTCGCATCTAAATCATCATTAGGAGCTGAGAAAGAACAGCTAGATGGTTGTAAGATGTTACCGAAAGTAACAGTTGCTAATTTAGTCTTGTACTTTACACCTGGCAAAGTTCTGTAGTTGTCAGCAGTATCTTCACTCAAGTAGGCTTGAGAATAGAATGCCTCAGGGTTTGCTGCTAATAAAGCAGTTGGGTCGATTTGTAAGTCGAATTTTAATTTACGCATGGTTTTATTTGTTTATAAATTTGTTTACACTAGAAAAACGTTGCTGTGCACTCATGGCCACAGCCTCACTCACCACCTCATCCTCTACCTCAGCAGATAGAACTTCCTCTAATTGGTTCTTAAGGTCAGCTATCATAGCAAGCAAAGCATTCATTTGCTCATCCATTACAGGCTTAACAATAGCAAGGATTGCCTCTGCATCAACTACAGGGTCAACCGCCATTGTCTCTTCCTCTGCAGGAATTTCTGCTGTTACTGTCTCTTCAACGACAGTGTCTTCAAGAGCTACTTCCTCGGAAGCCTCTACTTTTTCAACCTCACGTATCTCAATAATCTCTCCGTCTTTTACAACATAGATTTTATCCTCGATAGTGTGTTCTCCATCAGGTAACTTGTTCATTTGTATATTTGTTTTTGTTTGCTCTTTAAGCTTCATCCCAAGGTATCCCTCTATGCTGAAACCAATCTGCTCTTGGCTAACTAGTTCTGCATAGTATTCCTTATCCGTTACCTGAGCAGTAACCATAAGAGTACCCTCCGGTACCTCAATACCAAATGATGAATAGGCTTTGTCCTCCATTGGAGTGTCAACTATCCATGCCTCAAGGACATAGGCAGGTACAGTCTTAGATTGGTCATGCTCAAGATTAAACAAATCTCGGTTAACCATCTGCTTCATGAACTTGCCATGGATTAGCTCAATCTCTTCCTTAGTGAACTTGACATTGTACTCCTCTTTGCTATCCTCATCAAAGCGGTAAATCTCCATAGGTATCAAAGCAGGTGCAGTGATACGGTATTTTAATTCATCCGAAAAAAATAAAGGCTTAGCTTGAGAACTGAATGCCATCCCCTTAACTTTGATTGCAGGTGTAGCTGTAAAAGCTATTTGCTCAATGCCAAGGTCCTCACCATTTTCAGCGTATGCTGGGTCGATAGTGATTTGATAGGTAGGGATATTCTTTTTTGCCATCTACCTATATTAAAAAAACTCTATATTTGTTCAAAAATTAAAACATGATAACTATATTAAACAGGGAAATTCCCAACCAACTAGATGAGCTCACCATTGAGCAGTTTGAAGCCATCACTGAAATCAATAACAATCAGGAACTTGACCCCATTGATAAGCACCTCCAAGTGTTTGCCTACCTTGGGATACCTGAGTCTGAGTTTTGGGACTATGACGTGGCTGATTTTGTGGGGATGGTCAAAGAATTTAACTCTGCAGAACGCAAAGAATACCCAACAGTAGAAGAGCTTGAGATTGATGGATACATCTACAAGGCACAAATGAAGTTAACCGTACGGGATACTAAACTGATTGAAAAGATAACACTGAAAAAAGAGAAAGGATATATATCCGAGATGTTAGCTGTCATGTTCAAACGGGAGGACCTTACACCTACTGAACACTACACAGATGCACACATCAAGCAGAAAGCAAAGCTCATTAGAAAACTGAATGCAGCTATATCCATTCCTTACGTTATGTTCATAGCACAAAAAATAGGACAGCAAGCCAATGATCAAGCTACCGCAGAATTGGAGCCAAGTAACGCTTGAGCAGTTCATTGAATTTAGTGGCATAGATAGAGAACAGGGAGCCTACCACTACAACAGTGAGGCTCTCTCTATTTTATCAGATGAGCCCATTGAGGTCATTGAGGATATGGATGTGGATGAGTTGGCAGAACTTGTAGCAGAGGCCAAGTGGTGTACATCCGAGCCATCCAAAAGATATAAGCATGAACTGCTTGGCATGAAGTTCAAACCATTCAACAAGCTAACCCTGTATGAGTACATTGACCTGGACTATTTCTTTAGTGATAACTACATAACCAATCTTGACAAGGTATGTGCTATCTGCTACCGGCACAGCAAGGTTAATGAATGGGGGGATGAGGTCCTTGAGCCGTATGAGTTTGACTGCAACATTAGAGCAGAGAAATTTCATGACCTACCAATCACCGATGTGTATGGTATTGTGCATGAGTTCATGAAGTACAGGGAGGACTTTCTTAAAAAGTATGAAAACCTATTTAGTGGTGACCTTGATGAGGATCTAAGTGATGAAGAACGCAGGGAGATGGACCCTGAAGAGGTCAAAGAAATAGAGAAAGAACAGGCTCAAGCTAAGTGGTCATGGGAGCAAACCATCTACGGGTTGACCAATGGGGATATAACAAAGAGTGATAAGGTTGGTGCCCTACCACTCATCTATGTGTTCAATGTTTTGTCTATGAAGAAAGAGTTAGACATCTAATGGGAAGCCCTGCTGAAATCCTGCAGGAGGGTCAAGAGCTTCAAATGTGTACACAAGTTTGTACTGTTTCTCAAGCACCTCAACTGCTTGGACCAATGGATACTTTTTTGTAATCCATTCAGTGTACTGCCGATATATTTCAGCAACAAGTCCTGCCTCCATCATTGCATCTGTAAATTGTGCAACGAAATCTCTAGGAGCAATTGAGCCACCATTCGGCCCATAGGCATTAGCTGTTTGTGGCACCCCATTATTTAGGAAGATAAAATAGTACATGGCCACAATTTGTATCTCAAGTTTTTGAAAGCCTGTTACCTTGGCATTGATACGCACACTTTCTACAAGTGTACCCTCACCATCTACTACCTCGTTTCTAATTATTCTCTTGAGGATGGTAGCCATCTTTCTCCTAGTAGGATATAGGATGTTAAACTCCCCTGTGTTTGCGTATCTAGCCATTGATTAATTCTTTATATATTTCCATTGTATCATCCACTAGAATGATACCCTTATCAGTTTCTACATGCAGCTGCGTATCACTAATCACCTCAATGGGTCCTGTGATTGTGTACTCTATTCCGTTAATACTAAACATACGCAAAGACTTTGAATAAATTAATGTTCCCTACATCACCAGCATTTTGGCATTGCATAGTAAATAGGATATAGTTATCTACAGTATAGTTGAATGCTACGTTAAGAACAGGACCTACAGTGTAATCTGAGAAAGCAGTATTAGAATAGCTAGTTAAGTTAGTACCATTGTAGCTAAAATTACGTTCCACTAATCCTAAGAACTGAGTACTTCCTCCATTCATTGTAAAAGTAGTATTGAATAAAGTAGCACCTGTTAAGCTGTTGCTAGTATTAAAGTATATCCTACCATATAACTGTCCTAAGTTACCGCTTTGTCTGAACATTCTAAATTGTACCTGGAGTATATTGTTAAGGCTCAATGTATTGGCAGGTATCCTTAATGAATGACATACGGTAATAGCTGTACCGGATGTTGTTGTACCTATGTAACCACTCCACCCTAATAGCTTAGGACCTATGTTCACATTGCCACTGCCCACCAATGAGTTACCATTAACGGTCTTGATGTTAGTACCACTAACAAGGGTAGCCTGCTTAGCATTCAATGCAGTCTGTAGGTCCGTTTGATTAGATAAGGTACCACCAATGTTACCCCATGAAGTACTACCACCACCCCCTTGAGCTGCATCTATTATCTGCTGCCCTGTGATAACAGTGTTAGTAGGTACTCCACCTGACATCATTGTACATTCAATCAAGTCAGTAGGTTGTAAATCTCCAGTGTGTGCAGGTAGGCTTGGTCTCCAATTACCCCACCAATCAGGTGTACTCATACCTATATTATTCTAAGCCTCCGAAATGTTTATACAGGTACAGCACAATCAGTCCAATCATTCACAGTTAATGTGATGTTCATGACATAGCCTGCAGCGTAGTCAAGTAGATCATTGTTCAATGCTTGAAATGATGGCACACCTACCACGTCAAAGCTATAGTCAGTACCATCCATGTAGTAAACATACAAGTCATTCAATATCTGCTGTGTATCACTTAGGATTGTGATGATATTAGCTCTATCTTTTTGGATGATGTCATAGCAGTAGATGTCAAAGTTAAACTCGCTTGTGTTCTCGGTAGGGATAACACTAACAGGTGCCACAAATACAATGGGATATTTCTCATTTTTTGTAGCGAAGTTGTATAGCTGTTCCTTGAAGTCACTGCCTACTTTCTTAACCTGTAGATGGTTATTGTAGAACAGCTCGATGTGGTCAATGATTGCTTGTAATGAATTCATTATAGTTCAGCGTTTTTGTTAATCTTGTTTATCTTATTCTGTACGTTGGTTACTTGGGTCTCAGATACTACAGCGGTAACAGTCATGGAGCTTTCATTGGTAGTACCTCCTGCACTCATTGTACCCCCAGCATTAGCCGAGCCAAAGAGCTGTGCCGCCTGTGGTACTGATTGTGCTACGTTGGCACTTTCACCACCACCACCTGTACCACCACCACCACCACCACCTGATGTAGGAGTTCCACTTGAAGTAAGTATCTGTTTTGCCTTGGCAATGTTGGTAGCAATCTGTATGATACCGGTAGCAAACTGAGCAATACCTGCAGCACCTCCTGTTGGAGCATTCAATGGGTTAGCATTTGATGCAGCAACGAGGGATGAGATAGCTTTACCTGTATCAATACCTATCTGTATCAATGCATTTGCCTTGTTAAATTTCTCAAGTTTCTTTTGGTCCTTGATGAATGCAGCACCTACTGTCTGAATACCATTAGCAATATCTGCAGCTATTTGTAGCCTAGCATCCCTTGCTTTTTGGTCAGCTTCAATTTGAGCTAGGGCTGCATCATTTGCTAGCTTTTCCTTATCCTCTTTTAGTTTATTCTCAAGAGCCAATTGGAGTGCAGCATTACCCTCTGCTAGTTTATATTCCTCAGCGTATTTAGTTTCAAGTGCTTGCAGTTTCTTTTGGTCCTCAGTAAGTTCTGCATCTGCCAAAGTCTTAGCAAGAGTTTCCTGTTGTTTTAACTTAGCATCTGCACGCTTCTGATTTTCTGCCGCCTCCTGATCGTTGTATAGTTGAGTGAGCACTTTCTTTTGGTCCTCCGTTAATGTGACATCTGCCAAGGTCTGAGCTCTTAGCTTGTCATACTTAGCCTTAGTCATGGCTAACTCTTTCTCCGTTCCCTCCTCCATTAGTTGAAGCTGTAAATCAGCTATGATGTCATTGCCTTTCTTTAAGTTGTCTGCCTCGGTCTTAGCCTTATCTGCTGCAAGCTTATCAAGTTCCTGTTGCTGTTGAGTTAGATACATCTCATTAAACTTAGCTTTCTCTGCAGCAGTTTTGTTAGCATCATTCTTAAGGTCATTCATTAACCTAGCATACTTTTCATTTACGATAGCTACCTCTCTTGCATTTGCATCCTTAATCTGTGATAGTTCAAAGTCTCTTAGAGTCCTTGCATTGTCAAGTCTATTCTTAGCGTTCTGCTTAGCTTTCTCCCTAGCCTTTTCTGCTGCAGCTGCTGCCTCATCTCCTGCTTTCTTTTCAGCCTCTTTCTCATCCGCTAACTCTTGAGCCTTAATTCTCTTGCGGTCATTGACACCACCTCGAATGATTTTATTTTCTTCCTCAATCTGCTTTCTTAATTCAGCTCTTTTCTTAGTTGCCTCTTCACCCTCTTGGTGCCTCATTGCCTCAAGTGCTTTCTTAGCTGCCGCCTTTCTCTTGATAGACTCTTTCTCCAGTGCTCTTGACTTGTCAAGCTCTAGCTGTGTGGTATCCTTGCCTGCAATCTTAGCCATGGCAATCTCTTGGTCGTAGCCCTCAGATATTTTATCAGCTCGTTTCTTAGAACTCTCTGCTGTTTTCTCATTAGCCTTAGCCATCTTCTCCGCATTCTCATCGGCAGCAAAGCTAGTCAACCCTAGGTAATCACCTAATGCTTTGAGGCCATCAATCAATGCATTGACAGGTATCATTAAAAAGTCAAGTACTTTCTGTAGCACCCCTATCTTGTGGAGAAAGATAACAATGGCAGCAACAATAGCCACAATCACAGCCACCAATAAAAAGATAGGGTTAGCTAGAATGGTTGCACCTAATGAAACGAATGCACTACCCATGGTCATGATAACCCCTGTCAAGGACTTAAACCCTCCTGCAATCATCTTAGGGTCAATACCACCTATGACATTCTTAAAGACATTAGCTTTCTGTTGTGCCTCTTCAAAGTCTAAGCTAAGCAATGAGTCCTTGATACCACCTAATGAGTTACTGACCTGCTCAAACTTAGAGCCTGTAGCAAAGGTATTCACTGCCTCATTGGCATCGGATAGTTGGTCCTTAAGTTCACCTGCTCGTTGTGATAACCTGGCAATATCTGCAGGGTCAGTTGCTTCAGCAATGGCACCCTTTAATGATTTTAATTCTGCCTTGATGGCAGCAATGCCACCGAGCTTTAATGGTATTTCAACTTCGTTCATTATGGCTTGTAATATCTTATTTCAATAGTAGTGTTAATTAGGTAGTTATCTACAAAGCCTACCCCTATCTGTGTGGTATATACATCTATAGTATTATTTGTTGGCGTGTACTGAGCACTGATCACCCCGTCAAATGTTACGTTGTTAATCATTACCGTTAGCTCACTGCCTAGGATAGCACCTAGCTCCCAATTTTGTATGAAACCTAAATACTCTCCTGGGTTATTCCGTACCCATAGTATCTCTCCAAAGCTACCCTCTTTTACATCTGCAGTAGGGTCAGCTGTTCCTGTTTGGTTTAACACTGCTGTGTACTTGTAGTAAGATGGATCTACAGGTATTCCATTCATGCGGCCACGTACCACTAAGTTATCAGTGACTATACCATCATCCTCAACACTGTATCCCTCAGTAGCCACCATGACTCTAAGTCCACCCGGTACCACGTTACCCCTGTTCACCACGTCACCAACTATACCACCACCTGTGAGCACGTTGCTATTCATGCTCTTGGTCTTAACCACAGTGCTGTTGCCTACCTGTTGGATACCACTGATGTTAGGCAGTCCAACACCTGGTGTACCGAACGGGTTAATGAATGGCATGAAGTCCACCTCGTTATCAATGCTGATTAGCTCTACCTGTGTAAGCTCATTACCATTGGCATTGTAGTCAATGACCTTGTTAATGTTCCACCATGAGTTATCAATCCTAATCTTATCATTCAGTTCCAATGGTTGGATATCAGACTCTTTAAGATTAAAGAATGCAGTCAACATCTTACCGTTGTTTATCTGCCCCATGGTACGTCTCCAGTACCTGTTGTAAAGATTGTTATCTGTTAGGCTTGATGGTTGGTAGTAGTAGAATGCACAGGTTGAAAAGTTGATGTCAAAGGTAGGATTCAATGGATCATCAAAGTGACCTACATACGGGTAGCTTGTGACCCCTGTCATACCTGTAGTACCATAGTCATAGATGTGGTACGGTGAACAGCTACGTGTTGTGCCATCATACAGGATACGCAGGTTAGTCTTAGGAGCTTGCCCTGCAATCATTGGAACGTAGGCCCCGAATGGTGTCCTGATTATTGGAGTAGGTCCAAAGAGTACAGGCTTAGTAGTTACATCCTTTACATACTCATTGTCAAACACCACCTCAGCCTGTCCATAGATTTGATTGGTAGCTGTGGTATATGTCTCATTAGGGCTGTCTTTATCAGGTGCGTATGTGAGAATTACTTTCTTGCTTGTAAGCTCAGGTAGGAATGACAGTGACTGCTCTCTATCCTTAGCTAGCTTCAAGGTCCAATCTACCTCTTTACCTGCATCGTAGTAGTCATCCCTGTGGATGAGGTTGAGCAGGTTAGGCTGTGACTTGTCCACCTCTGCATACAGGTTGTACATGTTGAATATACCCTTGATAAATTCATTCTGCTTTATCTTCTTAGGCACATAGTCATTCACATCAATAGTACCACCAATGGCTACAATGTTATTGCTTGGGGTAATGCTGATGTCAATGTTAGTAATGACTGCCTGTATCTTAATCTGACCGGATGCACAAGCTGGTCCTGTAGCTGACCCCGTTCTCCATATAGGGGATAGTGCAGGCTGGTTAGTTTGACCGTATAATATCCTAGGCACCTTGATGGCTAGCCTACCTTGAGATAGCTGTGGTAAGTTCTGTGCAGTCAAGGCCATGGTGCATACAGCTGTTTGACTCAAGATCGTAGTGGTACCATTAGCCACCGATGTAGGTGACTGCACTGCATAGGTCACTGATGGACTCGCATTCAATGGTGCAGGGTTGGTGTATAGGTTGGTAGTGTAACACACCACACCATTCTGTGTGAGCACTAACTGAGGCTGAAAGAATACAGGTGAGGCAAAGCCATTGGTACCTGAGTACAGCGTTACCCCTGATGAGTTGACTAGCCTAAGCTCATATTGTATCTGCACGCTGTAGTCATACTGCTGTGAGTTGTTTGAGCTGATGTTGAATGGGGTGCTATACACACCTGTCACAGGGTTGAATATATTCTGAGGGTCCTCGGTCTCAGTCCATCCTGCTATGGTCTGAAGGTTTTGAAATTCAGCAGACCCTGCAAAGAATGTACCTGTGTATGTGTTAGGTCCTGCGTTCGCTTTCACCGTGTAGTCAGCATAATCAAAGTTATCCGTATCCCCATTGTATGGAATGATGAGACGGTCAAACCTATCAATTGCTAGGTCAGGCCAACTATACTGAAACCCCGCATCCTGAAAGATACGGTCAAAGTAAGTCTTAGCAAAGATAGCAGGCTTGAATTCTTGAGTGCTGTAGAATGCATCACCACTACCTGGGAGGAAGTACTTGAAACCATCCACCACTGAGTTGTTAAACCTGCTCACTACATTGAATGCATCGTATGTGTGGTTGAGGTCACTGAAGTCTATATCTGTTAGCTCAAGGTTGTTGATGGCTGTAAAGAAGTCTGCCTTGTTATCCTTGACCAATACCTCATACTCTACATGGTGCTCATAGCCATCCGTTATCTGTACTTTCTTAACTGCTGTAAGCTGTAGGCTTGCATCCTCCATGACAGGGATACCATCCTGAATAACTGAACAGGTAGTCAAGGCATTGACATTGAATGTACCTGCAATGATATTCACATCGTAGTAGTGGTTGAGCAGGTCATTGTTGTTCTTACTGCCTACCAATGTGATAGTCTTAGAGAAATTACCTTTCCTTGAAGAGATATCTCTAATGTCCCCTACCTGAAAGTTAAGAGGGAATGATGTACCCTCCTTTACCTCAAGATAGCCCGTTGCTAATTGTATCTTAACCATTTACTATATCGTTATTGGCTAGCTTAATTGTAATGCTCTGCTTAATCAAGTTCTTATTCCGTTGCTTGAATTTCTCGTAGTTGGATGTTACTATATTACAGCTCACATACTCTGTACTTGCAGGGATGTCACAGCTCTCATCGTAGTTGCTAATCTTGAAGTAGGTGTATGGTGAACTGACTAGCTCAGTGAAGTACTCAGCCATCTGCTCATTCATCCAATTGGTATTCAAGTCTATGGTGTTATCTACACTCACATAGCTGTTGATGTAGCCTCTATCCGTGAGGTCATAGGTCCACTCACTTGAGTCAATGTACCCTGCCACATCTTGATTGTACTGCTCTCGTGTTACGTTGCCTCTTTCAAAGTATCTACCTGTGAATGCAAAGCTACCCCATGAGCCATAGCGGTCAAGGAATATAATGCTAATCTCTTTATCCTGGACTCTACGATCTATGTTCACCCGGTAGCTCTGTGTGACCTGATTGCCATTGTGCTCATAGTAGAACTCATACCATTGAGTGGTAGGCTTAATCAATGGCAATGCACCTGTTACCACAGTCAAGGTACCTGCATTGTTAGGACCTACTGCGTTACCTGTTACATGGTCAGTGGCTGATACTGATTTCTCAAATATCTCAGCTGCATCATTGGTGAATATAATCTTGTGAGTACCTGGTCCTGGACCTCCATACACTGCGTTCATCCAAAGGTCTTGAGATAGCGTAGCATAGAACTCCTGAGCAGGGATAGAGCTAAGGAACTTATCTGATGGTGAATTGAGAAAGTAGTCAGTGAATAGGTAGCTAGGCCATTGTGTCCAAGGGATAGCTCCATTGAATACATAGTTGTTTAGCTTAGTGAGTAGGTCTCTTGTAATGGTTCTCCTCCCATCTGCATATGTTATGTCAACATCCTTGTTAGCATTCGTGATGGAGCTCCAAAGGAAGTTAATCACGATGTAGGTAGGTGTAGCCACAAGCACAGTGTACAGCCCATCGAAGTTAGCATTCACTGCACCTAGCCCTGTTTGTGTTAAGACTATTTGGTCACCCACCAAAAAGGTGTTAGCTCCATTCAATTGAACTCTACCAACGTATGGTGCAGTCACATACTGAGTCATTGCAGATGTGAATGAGGTAGTGGTTAGGTACTCCTCACCTACCTTAACATCATACTTGTAGTGGCTATTGGGTGCATCATACACCGTGGTGTTGAATGGCTCAAGGTCAAATGATACCTTAGACTGCAAAAGCTTGCTGAGGTCAATCTCACCATAGCCTGTGCTATACATCGGGAGCACCCTGTACTCTGCTATCTTGTTAGTGGTTCCACTCTCATAGATATCAAAGATATACTTGAAGCCTCCAAGGTTCTTGTTGGTGCTATCATAGATGTACTTGATAGGATTGTATGCAGGTGTCAATGTCTGCGGTATAGCTTGTGCTGTGATTGCCATACCTATATTATTTTATCCTGGTGTTTTGTTTCTAAAATGCATAGTAACTATCATCCGTGTAGTACTCTTGCCTAATGTGAGTGGTCGCATACCTGATTGCATCCATTGCATCATCCCACATCTTGACCGGTTCATCAGTGATCATGTCACCTACTTTTTTCCACTTGTAGTTCTCATACTCTTTCCTTATAGCCTTATCATCCTGGCACAGCACCCCAAAGGTCTTGATGTTGTCTATCCCTTTCTTAACTACCTTGTTTGCGTTCTGCACATCATACCCTGCATTGTTCAGCTCGGCAATAATCTCAGGCCGTGCATAGTCTGCCACAATGGTCACAGTCTTTTCAACGTTGAAGCTTTGCATCTTGTCTATGAGCATTGGAGTAGTCAGGTAGCTCTCATATATCACGGGCTCAATGTAGATGTCATTGTCACACCAATAGACACGCATGAGTGCAGTGGGGTGATTGTATCCAAAGTCCAACCCATAGACATAGTTCACAAACCTAGCAGGCCTATGTGGTATGAATGACCAGTTAGAATAGATGTTACTCTTGCTGATTGCTTTCTCACCCAAGGCATATATTTGATACAGTGCCTCATCCGTTCTTTTGAGGTCCTCAATCTGTGACCTAATGCTTTGAGGTAGGAATGGGTTGTCTTTGTAGGTTGACTTGATTAGCACACTCTCTTCCTGTGGTAGCTCATACAGCCATGAGGTGCTTTCACTAGGGTTGTAGTCAAAGATTAGCTTAGACTCAGTCCTCATGTTGAGCTGAGTGAAGTCATCGAAGTACAGCTCATTGGCTTCGTTACACCATGCGATGTCTCTCTTCCTACCCCTTATCTTTTGCTCATCATCCACACTAAAGAACTCCACGATGGACCCATTAGGGAACGTGTAGATGTGCTCACTCTTGTTATGGTCCTCCACTGAGTAGATGTTCAGCTCTTTGAGTATCTCAATGAAGTCTCTTAACACTGTAGCCCTCAAAGCAGGGAACGTCTTACGGATGATACTAACTACCTTGTTGTTGTTCTGCAGGCAGTAGATAATAACCAACTGACAAAGGCTGTAGGTCTTGGAGGAACGGGAGCCACCCTCATTTATTACAAACCTAAGGCTAGGGTCATTGAGTGCCTCATAGTTCTTCTCAAATATGACCGTGCTCTTTATTTCCATTAGATGCTATTTGGTAGGCATTCATTAACATAGCCATCTGCCTGCCATCACTTGCTACAGCTCTTCTATCTATTCTTACCTGGACACCTTTAAGTCGGTAGATGTAATCCTCTACCACAGCACACATGAAATCAATCTGCATCCGGTCGGACTATGGTCACCTTGATGCTGTCAATCTTCTCACCCTTGGTTGTGGTGTCAACCCGTTCAGTTAGGTTGTTGAGTCGTTGAGTAATGGATGCATTGTACTGCCCTGTCATACCTCCCTCGATTTGGTCCATGCGGATTGCCTCCTCTATGCGTGAGCAGATTGTGGCATACTCGCTATATCTATTATCCTTGTTGCAGAAATAATCATTCACTGTTTGCCCCTTATCTGCAGCAAAAGTCCTGAATCCCACTTGAGTAAGCGGTCTCTCTAATGGAACTGCTGTAGCTTCACCCGTCTTAGTGGATAGGGAATAGGAGTACCTAGGGTTTTCCTTGCACCATCTCTTGTAGGCTTCAAATAGATCCCACATTGCCTCTGGGGTCTCGATGTGTTTAGGCCTCATTACCCTCGTTCTCTACTGCTTTGTACTTTTTAGCTTTTGGCTCTGCATCTTCAAAGAGATAGCCAAAACCTACCGATGTTAAATACTCTGCCTGTTCAGCTGTTTCTTCTGTTACCGTGAATGGAGTTTCAAACCCCAACGGATTGTATCGGACCATGTACTGGCCTAGATACTCACTCTTTACTTTCTTTGTCATATTCGTATTCTTGTGTAAATAACCATGCGTAATATAGCACTATCCATAGCCCAAAGGCTCTCATTGCCATTGTGGTATTCTCTCTAACTAGAAAGAATGCACCGGTCAAGGCAGTGAATGTTGCCAAGATACTAATTATTTGAGATAGTCTCATACCTATATTGTAATTTGCGTAAATTTTGTTTAATTTCTTTAATCAGGTAATGAGCTGATGTAACAGGAATATCAAAGTACTTAGCCATGGCTCGAGCTGTGGTGTATCCCTTGTCAATGTATGCCTCAAATACTATCCTGTGAACGTGGTCAGATATCTCACTGCGGTATATCTCAATCATCCCTTTGTGTGTAGAGTAGATTTTATCCTCCAATATCTTAGCATGTAGATCCTGCTCATCATCTACCTCATCTTTATCTTCATACTCCATTGAGTTCACCCTATCATCCTTGTGGCTCAGTGACGTGTTCCATAGGATTTGATACTTGATGGTGTTGAGCAGATAGCTTTTCACCTGGTCCTCACTCTCTGCATCCTCATTGATGGTTAGCACATGGAGGTATGAATTATTGATAACTGTATCCGCCTCGATATTGCTCCCCATTTTGGTGAGAAAGTACAGGGTATAAGCCCTGACCTCATCGTAGTGGTTATTGATGTACCTGTCTAAGACTTTTTTCATACCAATTCATGAAGTCCTTGTACCACACTTTTCGTCTAACCGAGGCACAAAAGCACTCCCTTGGCTGTGGTCCATCGTATTTGACCCTTATCTTGTACAGCTGAACGCAGGAATGCTTAGAATACTTTACAGCATCCGCAGTACTATCAATTGAGTCTATGAGCTCTATGTCAGTTTGTTCAAACATAATTCAAGTAAATAGGCACCCAAGGCTGCTTGACAAGCTAGGATAAAGTCCTGATGCCATGTCAATGTAAGCCAAAAGGCCACACACTTACTGCAACTCAATGCATCTAGTAAGGGTATGGCCCATGTGCCTGGTCTAAAGGACATATATATCCTTGTTAAGGTTGCTTGGAGTGGCTCGAAATTGCACCACCACCATGCCAAAGGTATCAGAGTTAGGAGTTCCATTGCCTCAAATATACTCTAAAAAATGAATCATAAATCTCCGTGCCTACATTTTTTCCTCTCATGAAGCGGTATAGCTTGGCATAGTTGACATTCATATCCTCAGATAAGTGAGTTAACTTGTAGCGTTTGCCTAGCATTCCGTTAATCTCTCTTCTCATCCAATCGGACAGCTCCTGCTGCTCAGAAAGGTAAATCGTCACTGCTCTCAAGGTCTAAGTCTTTGGTTAGTTTATCAATAGGTGCCTGTTCAGTTTTGGAGCTAAGGCTCATGGTCCAGGCTTCAATAGAGTTAAAGTACTTGATGGTGCCATCCTGTGCCTCCCATCTACGACCCCGTAGGTTATAACTTACCTCCACTACCTCACCTGCTTTCAGGTTATTGGCTAGGTCACATTTGTCCTGTGTTAATTGGAACGTGACATACTGAGGGTACTCATCCTGGCTTTTTAGAGTGACCTCTCTCTTCTTAAATTTGTCAGATACTGACGTTGTTGGGGTAATGAATACCACCTCTCCTTTGAATTTACTCATGGTTTATGTATTTGATGTAATTAATTGTACTTATCCATCCCCACACTATTGCAGGGGCTATTAAAATTGCTAATGCTACTATCATTTGATTAAAGTTATTACGATTATTGTTCCTACTATGTATCCAAAGCTCAGTGCCACTGCATTGAACACTCTCTCACTCCAATTTGTTGCCTCGATCATGTAGCCAAGGAATGGGAGCCCAAGGAATGGACCAATGGCAGCGAAAAATATCATACCAGGTGCATTGCCATCGGATACAAATCTAATGTAAAAAGTTGAACATATCTCTATGACTAGAGCTGAAAGGAATATAATTGGGTATCTCATTTGTCCAGGTTTACGTCATTATCATTCAGGCTACTCAATAGGAAGTCCTGTATCTTTTCTACTATCTCATACTGCTTATCCGGTAGCTCTCCATACTTCAGCATACTACGGAGCTCTGCCTTGAGCTCCCATAGTACGTTTAGCATATCAGCCCCTTTGATAGCACAGTAATGTTCTGCCTGCTCTTCAGGTAGGTTAAATTCTAGTGTTGCTTTCATAGGTTTCTTTATTACATTCTTTTAATAATTCAACTGTCTTATCAAAGCCAAGTATCTCAGTTACTTTCCCTATAAGCAATAGGTGCTTTAATCTTTCTTTAGACTCCATGTCTTTGGCTTGGTTAAGTATATTAGATAATTCATTTAGCATATTAGTAATTGAAATACTACCTGTTGCTCTTTTTATTTCTAATAGCATTGCTTGTTCTGCGTACCACTCTACTGCTGTTTGTTTCATTGTTCTTGGTTTTTTGAACTTGCCGGAATTTCCGGATAGTTGTGTTGTTTAAAAGTTAACAAATGCTTCTATCATATAAGCAAAAGACAATCCAAATCCAAATATAGAGCCATATACTATTCCTTCGTGTTTTGGTTCTTTACTTTTTCTATAAGTAATAATTAATAAACTACACACAATAAAATGTAATATCGCTAATGTTATTAAAATATAAAATCTCATCATTGTTCTTTTTTTATAATACGAAAATTATTAGTTTCTATTTGCAAAGTACCTTCATCATTATTCCAAATTTTAATAATAGAACTATCTATTTGTTTTAATATATCAACAGGTGTGAATTGATTGTTAAATGCAATTATTGCTAATTCAGCATCTTTAATAGCTCTTTCTATTATACTTGATCCATTCATTGATTTTAATAACACGTTACAGTATAATTCTTTTATAATTTCTTCATTTGTTTTCATATATCTTTCTTTAGTTTCTCAATATATAGCGTTGCGTCCATAAGTTCCTCCTGCAGATGGTTTAACCATCCATGCAGATCTACATCTTTCCTATCCAGGTTAGTACCGTACTTCTGCTGCCCTCTTTCACTTCTCAAATAGTACTTAGCCATCACTGCCAATAGGATGCTGTCCTCTTGTTTAATGGGGTCTTGTTCGTGTGTTATGTTCATCTTATAGATATTAATCCCCAAAATAAAGATATCTCTCTTCGTTTAGGTTGTTTTTCATGTGATGGCAATGCCATTGGGTTACTATTTAAATAATTTATCCAAAGTCTAAACATTGCACCTCTGCTCATTTTTCGTTCTCTTGCTAATTCAATAAGCATTTCTTTTTCTTCTTGAGTACATCTTAATGATATATGAGTAACAAAACTGTTATCTTTTTTAGGTCTACCTCTACCTCTACGTGCTCTTTCCATTTTATTTATTCTTTAATTGGGTTAATACCTCGTTATAAAATTCATTAGCTAATATAAGCCTCTCTGCCATCTGTATCTCTATTTCCTTATCTCTTTCAAAGGTAATGGATGTGATACGCTTCTCGGGTGCAATGTGATCTACATAGTGCAGTGCTCCATTCTCATAGTCACCCATTATCTCAGGTGCAGTAGTTACCATGACATAGCACAGCTCAAAAGATGGCATGTCATATAACCACATGTAAGCCCTCCCCTGCCACTCATAGTCACTTAGGTCCTTGAGCTCGTAGTTAGTGGCAGGAAACGTATCTAAGGACCACGAGGTCTTAATATCTATGATAGATGTATCAGTGATAATATCACAGCATCCGGATAACCACTCATTCTCTACCCTCTCCTCATTCTTTTTGTAGTCCTCTAATCTTACCAGGTTAAGTAGGTTAATACTGTCCTGTTCCTGTGCTAGTCCTTTAGTGATGTACTTGCTGTTCAGCTCACTCCTGTATTCAAAGAAATCCTCTTTAGCCTTTTGGATAATATAGCTCTTAGCTGTTTGACTCAATGCCTCCCCCTTAGTACGGGAGGAGGTCATTAGCTTACCTAGTGATGATGCTCTGAACTTCATAGCTGTGCCTCCTGCTCTTTAGTTAGGTTGTACATCTCTTTGATTTGCTCAGGTGTGAACTTACCACTCTTCACTGCATTCAATGCCTTATCCCATCTCTCCCCATCTAATGTAGGCTTTGCCTTAGGTGCCTTGCTTGCAGTCTCACCATCATCATCAATGGCTTGCAGGGATAACAAGCTAACCAATGTTCCTCTACGGAAGTAAGTTATGCAGCTAAGTAACTTCTGAGGATCTATAATAGCAGGCAATTCAAGTGAACTTTCTATACTATTTCCTGTTTCAATGTCAATTATCTCAGTGAACACTTTACCACCTCTTACGGGTTGCAATAGTAGCAATCCACAATCTAATAGGATAGGCTCAACCGTCTCAATAATGCTGTTAATATCAGCGTATGAACGCTTGAAATGTGGGTTAGTGGCATTCTTAATGACCTTACCCATTGACTGCTTAGCACAGTGCAATTTTTGAAAGATGTTTAGTGCTGTTTTTGGCTCTTCAGCTTGAGCTGTTTTCCTTGTTGTCATAATTTTAAGGTATTAAATTTCTACAAATATACAAATTAATTGCACTTATTTACAAAATCATTAAAAAATTCCACAAAACTATCGAAGTCTTTTGCTATGTAATATGTGCCTCCTGCCTTTTCAATGTTCTCCTGGTACCTCTTCTGAGCCTCTGACTGCCTATCCTTACCAATCTTGACCTCAATCTTTACTGAACGGCCTTTAATGGTAGCAGATATATCGGCACTCCCTGCTGTAGATGTTCCCTTTGTCCAAGTGACCCCGATCACCTTGCCTGCTGTGGTCTTTTTTTCTCTTGCTGTACCCATTGTGTTAATGCGTTCAGCTTGGTATCCTTGGTAGTTAATAAAATCGCAGATTGCCTTGGTCAATCCGTTTGCTGTTGAGTCTTTGTACATGGTTTTGGGGATATAATCAGGTGGATAATTGGGGTGAGTCTCTGCATAACGTTTAACTTTTAACTCATGCATTAACGTTTTGTACTCTTTTTTCATCTTATAGGTTATT